GCAGATGATTTAGCAGAAAAAAGATTTGGTAAAGAATTTTATGATTTAGATCAAAAACAACAAATGGATCTTTACGATGAAGCATATACAGGTTTATCCGACAGTAGGTTTAAAAACAAACCAGATCCAGAAGACATGGCAACAGGTGGACGTGCAGGGTTTAAATTAGGTACAGGTAAAAAAGGTATTCAAGCTTTATTAGATTTATTTAAACCAAAACCTAAACCAAAATTTGATGTGGAAAGATTTAGAAAAGGTCCGATTGATTTAAAATTTTTAGAAAACATTGACAAGAAAGATCTTGCACCATTTATTAGATCTAGAGATACAATGGGTCCAGGTGGTTATGGTATGTATGATGACTTTGCAGACCTGCCTGCAGGATTAAAAGCAGCAGAATTAATCAAAACAATGAAGGGACCACGTAACGAAATAAATTACAAAGCTGCAGAATTATTTTTAGGTAAAAAATTAAAAGGAAATGAGAGTGCAGATGAACTTATACAAATGTTAAATAGACAAGAGATGAGAGCAGATGGTGGACGTATTGGTTTGAAAGCAGGTATGACGAAACGTGCATTCTTAAAACTAATGGGTGGCGTTGGTGCAGGAATCGCGGGACTTAAATCAGGGTTATTAGGAATTGGTAAAGGAGCTGGTAAAAAAGCTGTAGAAAAAGTTGCAATAAATTCTTCAACACTTTCTGCACCTCCTCCATATTTCTTTGAGCTTGCAAATAAAATTAAAACTCTTGGTAAGCCTGATAAAGTTACATATGCAGATAGAGTAGAAATACATAGATACAGAGGTAAGAACGGCGATGAGTATGAGTTGATCGAAGATTTAAATACTGGAGATATGAAAATTCAAAAAGATAAAACAGGAGTTGGAACTTATGGTGACAAATCTTTTGACACTATAGAAGATAGAAGCGTATTAGAATATAGAAAAGGTGAGACTGGTGTTAAAGATGAAGGAATGGAGACTCAAAAAAGTTTTAAAGAAGCTGATGAGTATGAAGAATACAAAGTAGAATTTGATGCAGATGGTACAGAGGCAGATGCTACTGAATTAGACGCAGTAGTACAAAAAGAAATTATAGAAGAAGCAACAGGTGATGCACCATCAATCAAAAAAGCAGGTGGCGGTATCGCTAGAATGTTAGGGGAATAATGAACCCATTAAAGTACGCACAGATGATGAAGTATCTGACTCGGGCAAAAAAAGAAAAGCCAGATCTTCCTGATGTCTTTCCGGCAAGCAAAGCACCTATCCCACCAAAAACACAAAATGTTAAAGAGATGGAAGCTGTTAATCAATTCATGTTGCGTAATCCACGAGCTGAAGGTGGACGGATCGGGTATGCTGACGGACCACCGGGTAAAAGTGCTTTTAAAAAACCATATGCTCCTGAAATAGAAAAAAGAATAATACAACTTGCAAATCAAAAAAATCCATTAGGTGCAGAAGCTATTGCAAAAAAATTAAAGGAAGAGTTTGATGGTGTTTTTGGTAGATCCTCAGTTGGTAAAAGATTATCTGCTTTAAGAAAAGAAGGAGTAATAAAAAATATTCCTGTTTCAGAAAGACAAGCATCTATTGATCAAAGAGGTGAATTTTTTAAAAAACCTGCCGCAGAAAAATATTTAGCGATAAGAGAAGTAAGGGACATAGATAAAACAACAAGATTTAAAGATACTGGTGAATTAAAATATAACATACCAAAAAATACTAAATTTAAAGTAGATTTTAAAAACCCAGGTGTAAGTGGTGCAAAGGTATCAGACATACCTGAAAAATTTAGAGGAGTTCAATATTATCCAACTAAAGAAGCTGCTGAAAAAGCTGTTGCTGAAAGAAAAAAATTAAAATTAAAAGCAGACGTAGACCCTGACACAGCAAGAAAATCTGCAAATAAAAAAAAATACGATTTAGTAAAAGAAGTATCTGATAATAATATTGAAAGAATTTTAGCAGATTTTAAAAAAGGTCAACCTTTGGAACAAGCCCATCGTTTAAGTTTAAATCAAGTTAAAAAAACAGGTGAAATGTATAATGTAATGAATTTAGGATTAGATTTTGATGATCCTGAATTTGTAGAAATTAATAATAAGTTTGTAAAACCTTATGAAAATAAATTAAAACAATTATACAAAGAACAAAACCAACTTTACAAAAAAGCAAGTAAATTAGAAAATATTCCAAAAGAATTACAAAAACAAATAGAATTAAATAATAAAAAAATATCCACAGTAGTTGATTTATCAGGTGGTAGAGTTCAAGGTCTTCAATTAGATGAGCTTACTTTAAAACCAAAAGTAACAGGAGTTAATTATGCAAATGTTTTAGGTTTTGGTTTATATGATAAACCTGTTAAACAATTAACAGATATTGATAGAGCAGAAATAGCACTTATTATGCAGGGACAAATTGAAAATGAAAAAAAGACAGCTGGAGCAACAGCAAAAAAATTATTTGCAAATACAGAATTATTAAACAATGTAGATGAATTAGCAGTTACCGGATTAGGTAGATTAAAACCACCATCAGGAAGTGGAGCCGTAACATTAGGTGCTTTAGATGTGCCTTTAATGTTTAAGAAATTGAGTCCACTTGGAAGAAAAGTTGTTGGAACAACTGGAGGACTTATTATACCCGAAAAAATATTTTATGAACTTGATAAAGCAAATATTATGTCAAAAGGGGTTTCAGAAAAAGAAGCTAAACAACAAGCACTTAAAAATTTAAGTCTTAATCTTGTAGGAACTAATAAAGAATACTTAAAAAAGTTAAAAGAAACAGCAGAATCCATGGGCATAGATGGTAGTACATTTGATTCAGTGTATAAATTAAATGTATTAAATAAAAGTTATCAACAAAATTCTAAAAATGTAGACGATCAAATGATAACTGCTATTGAAAATGAAGATGTAAAAACATCAGAAGAACTTAGAAAAAATTTTAATAAGTATTTAGAAAGAATCAAACCTGAGTTTGAAAGATTACAAAATGATATTGCTGGTCGAATATCTGGTGGATCTCCATTACAAATGTCAAAAGCAAAAGACATCGTTACAGAAGAACAATTTCAAAAACCTTTTTATGACTTACAAGACGTTGCTATGGAAAAATTAAAACGAGAAAAACAAAGCGTGTTTCCTAAAATACAAACAAAATATAATCCTGCTGAGGGTAGTATGGGTACAGAGTTTTTTAATGTTTTTGATTCTTTAACACAAGGTGCTAAAAATTTAATACAAGGTAGAGTAGTGCCTTATGCTTCCAAAATTGGATTACCTCAATATGAACCAAAAGCATCAGAAAGAGAAATAACTGCACAAGAATTAAAAAATATGGATTCTAGAGAATTACAAAGATTTAATTTAGGAAGAGGGTTTACTTATGATAATCCAGTTAGACCAGGAGATATAGAAACTTTACAATATGAACAACCAGGAGTTTTCTTTGCTGGCGGCGGTATAGCTAAATTAGCTGGTGTATCCTCTGGTACAGCACCAGTAAGAGGACCAACCCCACAAGGGTTGCTATCCCTTAAAAACCGTGTTAGAAACTACTAGGAGTATTAAATGGCAGATATAGATAAAGGACTCCCGAACACTAGAAACAAACTTGAGATTCCTTCAGAAGAGGAATTGCAAGATGTTGCCGTTCAGGAACCAGTACAAGAAAAAGGACCAATCGAGGTCATACCAGAAGAAGATGGTGGTGTAACTTTAGATTATGAACCAGGTGCAATCAATGTACCAGGAACAGAATCACATTTTGATAACTTAGCAGAACTTTTACCTGATGATGTTTTAGAACCTATCGGCAACGAAATGGTTCAAAATTATATGGACTACAAAGGTTCAAGAAAAGAATGGGAGCAAGCATACATTACAGGTTTAGATCTTTTAGGTTTTAAATACGAAAATAGAACAGAACCGTTTCAAGGAGCAAGTGGTGCAACTCACCCAGTTCTTGCAGAAGCAGTCACACAGTTTCAAGCACAAGCTTACAAAGAATTATTACCATCAGATGGACCTGTAAGAACACAGGTTGTTGGTATTAAAAACCCTGCAACAGAACAGCAGGCAAATCGTGTTAAAGATTTCATGAACTATTTAGTCATGGATCAGATGAAAGAATACGAATCAGAATTTGATTCAATGTTATTTCATTTACCTTTAGCAGGATCAACTTTTAAAAAGGTATATTACGATGTACCTATGGGACGAGCAGTATCTAAGTTCGTACCTGCGGATGAATTAATTGTCCCGTATACGGCTACCTCATTAGACGATGCGGAGGCAGTAATTCATACGATAAAAATTTCTGAAAACGAATTACGAAAACAACAAGTCAATGGTTTCTATAGAGATGTAGAATTAGGCCCACCAGGCACAGACACAAATAACGAACTTAATAAAAAAGAACGTGAGTTAGATGGCACAAAGAAAACAGGTAAGAACGAGCCTGTATATACTTTGTTAGAGTGTCATGTAAATTTAGACTTAGAAGGTTTTGAAGAAGTTGGACCCGAAGGTGAACCAACTGGAATAAAATTGCCCTACATAGTAACTGTAGAAGAAGGCAATAGGAAAGTTTTGTCTATTAGACGAAACTATGCGCCCGATGATCT